CGCGCGGCACAACCAGGGGATCAACCCGGACGACCTCAACAAGACGGCGACCGGCGTCAGTTTGTTGCAGCAGGCTGCGGCGCAGCGGGTCGAGCTGTTTGCCCGGATCTTTGCGCACGGGGTCGAACAGTTGATGCGCGGGGTCATGCGCCTGGTGCAGCGGCACCAACAGCAGGAGCGGGTGATCCGGGTGACCGGCGGCTGGCTCAGCGTTGATCCGCGGCAGTGGCGCCAGGAGATGCCGGTGACGGTGTCGGTGGGGCTGGGCACCGGCAACCGCGACCAGATACTCCAGCACCTGATGCAGATCATCAGCCTGCAAGGCACCATCGTGCAGCAGCAGCAGGGCGTGGGCGGGCCGCTGGTGTATGCGCAGAATGTGTATGACGCGCTGAAGGCGCTGCAAGAGAATGCCGGGTTCAAGTCGAGCTTCTTCGCCGATCCCTCGCAAGGCCCGCCGCCCGGCACGCCGCCGCCGCCACCGCCGCAGCCGAGCCCGGAGATGATGAAGGCGCAGGCGTCGATCCAAACCGAGCAGATGCAGGCGCAGGCCAATGTGCAGGCGATCGCGGTTAAGGCGCAGGCTGAGCAGCGACTGATGATGGAGAAGGCGCAGGCGGACGCGGCGATCCAGCAGCAGAAGCTCGAGCACGAGAAACAGATGGGCCTCCTCAAAGCCCAGCACGAGCTCGACCTGGAGCGCCAGAAAGCCGAGAACAACCTGGCCGTAGGCATGGCCAAGGTGAAGATCGCGGGCGAAGCCAAGCAGCGCGAGATCGAGCTGAAATACGCCGCGGGGGCTTACGACCAGCAGGCGCGGGTGCCGAACGGGCAAGGCGGTCCGCTCGGCTGATGACCGTCACGGGCCGCCTGAACCGCCTGACCGAATGGTACTGGCGGCAGCCGACGCCGTGGGCCTCGACCCAAGCGCCGCCGGAGGCTGCGGGCGAGCTGGGCGAGGAAGCCCGCAAGCTCCTGGACAACCCGGTGCTGCACGCAGCTTTGGACCGGGTCGAGCGCAAGCTGATCGAGACCTGGCGGAACACGCCGGCCGGCGACGAGGCGGGCCGCGAAGCCGCCTACCGGCTGCACTGGGCGGTGGAGGCGTTGCGGGCTGAACTCAGGGTGATGATCGCCAACGCAGGCATGGCGGGGCGGAAATGATCGACGCGGAGACTGCACTGCTTATCGGTGTCATGTGCGGCCTGGCAATGGGATACCCGGTCGGGTTCCTGTTCGCCCGGGGGCTGTATAGAAGCCGGACCTGGCCTCGATGAACGTGCTGGGCATGACCAACCGCCAGCTTCTGGTGCGGGCGCTGCGCCGGCTGGTGCAGGAGGTCGAGTCCGGCCTGGTGTCGGCCGAGGCGCTGGAGTGGGCGCACGATGCGCTCGGCGAAGCGGTGCGCCACAAGCGGCCGGAGAGCATCGCCAAGCTGAAGCCGACCAAGGTCGTCTAAACACAAACACCCCAGCGCCGTGAGGCGCCGGCATTCCCGGAGATGGAATAGATGAGCGACACCGGCCAGCCCGGCGGCGGCGAGCAGTTTGTGCCCGCGCCGGGCCGCGAGATGTCGGAGGCTGACGTCATGGCGGGCATTGAGGGCCTGCTGGACGATCGGCCCGCGAAGCGACCACCGCCGCCGCAACGGAATCAGCCCCAGCGGGCCTCCGATGTGCCGGCGGAGACGGAGGAGCCTGGGCCCGATCCCAGGCCTGGACCGGAAGACCCGGCCCCCAGCGAGGAGGAGGACGACGACTATACGCCCGACCCGGACAACGCCGCCGACCAAGGCGACGATGTTGCGGACCATCAGAGTGTAGAGCCGCCAAGTAGTTGGAATAACGCCGACAAGGAGGTGTTCCGGGCGCTCCCACCCGAAGCCCAGGCGGTTATCGCCCGGCGGGAGAGCGAACAGAACAAAGCCTTTACCCAGAAAACCCAGGAAATAGCTGAACATCGCAAAGCGCTCGAAAGCACCTTTCAGGAAATCCAAAGCGAGCGCGCCGCTTACGCTCGCAACCTGGAGCAGTTGTTAGCTGTTGCTGCCCCGGAGATCGAAAAGTTCCGGGACATAGATTGGCAACGGTTGGCCCAGGAACAGCCTGCCGATTACGTGCGCTTGTCTGCCGAGAGGGATGCACTACGCAACCGCTACGGCACTATCCAGGGCGAGATACAGCGGGTGTCGGCTCAGGTCGAGCAGGCCAAAGCCTATCAATTCGCCCAGATCAAGCAGGCTGAATATCAGAAACTCATCGAGGCACTACCTGACTTCGGTGACCCGCAAAAGGCGCCGGGGAAGATCGCCGAGATGCGGGCGTTTCTGAACCGCAAAGGCTTTTCGGACCAGGAGATCGGCGCGGTGGTCGATAGCCGTGTGATCGTCTTGGTCGATGAGATGATGCGGGCCGACCGGACCAGGGAAGTCCGCCGGCAGGCCGAGACGAAGCGTAACGGGGCCGCACCCCAGGTGCAGCCGCCCGGTGCGCCGCGGCAGCGTGGCGACACCCAGGCGGCCCAGCGCCGCGGGCAGAAGATGGCCGCCCTGCGCAAGAGCGGCAGCGAGCGCGATGCGATCAGCTACCTCCTGGAAGTTCTGTAACACCGCCAACACCGCCTTAGGCAAGCGGCACCGCCAGCGTCGGACGACGCCGGCCATCCCTCTGATGGAGCCTTTTAGCTATGGCCATTATTACCGGCACGGCAACGACGTTCTCGGGCAGTCCGGGAATGCAGGGTCTGAGAGAAGACCTCTCGGATATGATCTACAATCTAAGTCCGTCTGGATTTTCGGACCACTGATGTAGTATCGTCGTCGCCTCTGGTAAGGGGCGATGATGTCTGTTTCCGTTCAATGTGAGTGGTGCGGCAAAGAGGAACGGGTGATCCCGGCGAGGGCGGCGAAATACCGCTTTTGTTCCTACGCCTGTAGAGGGGCGTGGCGCGCGGTTAACTGGCGCGGGGGAAATCACCCAAACTGGCAGGGGGACAGAATACGCGAGGCGCTTTGTCAGCATTGTGGCAAGAGCTTTGCCTTCAATCCCTACGGCGAGTACGTCAACAAGCCTCAGCAATTCTGTTCTCCGGAGTGCAAGAAGGCGGGTCAGAAACGCTATTACGGCGTTGAACATCCGCTCTACAATCCGAATTCTCGTCGGGCTAACCGACGGGGGCAGCACGCCGCATGGGCGCGCGCGGTCATCAGCCGAGATAGCGCTACATGCCAGCACTGTGGGGTGACAGATGTCGAACTTCACGCGCACCATATTATGTCGTTTGAGCAATATCCCGAGCTTCGCTGCGAAGTTAGTAACGGGGTTACGCTCTGCTTCCGATGTCATTGGGCGGTACATACTGCATCAGATGCAAACGGGGTGAATTCGGGGGATCTCCGACCGGGTGGTGCCGAGGACAATCCCGAGCCAAGCTTCGGGCGAAAGCCCGTTGAAGGTGTAACGACTAGAGGCCGAGCCTACCGCCGATGGGATGGCAATTGCGAGGAATGCGGCAAGTTCATATCGAAGCGCTGGAGCGACACGGTCGGTAAGGCCCATCTCTTCTGCTCTCGAAGCTGTGCTTCCAAGTTCCAATGCAGGCGCCAATACGCCCCCAAAACGGCCATGGCAGTAATTGCCTCCACGAGCGCCCCGCCCGAAAGGGATCATATAGTCTGACCTGCCGGGTAACCGGTAGAAGTGCGGATAAAGAGCCGCACGATAACAGGGGTGGATACCCCGTTTACCTCTAACGTCGGCCGTGGAACCGCTGACGCTGTCTTGCACGAGTGGCAAACCGATTCGTTGGCGGCCGCGAATACTGCTAACGCGCAGTTTCAAGGCGATGACATAGCGACTTTTACTGCCGCAAGTGTTACGGCCCGCCTCGGAAACAGAACTCAAATCTCCCGCAAGGAGGTGATTATCTCCGGGACTCTTGACGCGGTAAATAAAGCCGGCCGCAGGACTGAACTCGCGTCAACTGTTCATTAGGCGCCTTCCGGGAGCGATCCCGGTCGATACTGGGTGAAATCGGTGGACACCCCTCCGGGGCAATACCGAGCCAAGCCGGCGCAAGCCGGAAGGTGTAACGACTAGGCGAAAGCCGTAGGGGCCAAGCGGCCTCGAAGCGCCCAGCCCTCCCGCGAGGGAGGTGAAGAGATAGTCTGGTCTGCACGGCAACGTGCAGCAGTCTCGGCGACCGCAATCCGGGACGCGGCGGGAGTAGCGACCTCGCCGGAACACAACGACCAAATGACCAAGCGGGCCAAGGAATTGAAGATCGACATAGAAGCGATCTGCTTGTCGAACCAGGCCAAGGTGACGGGCGCTGCGGCGACGGCGCCGAAACTGGCGAGCGTATTGTCGTGGATCAAAACCAACGTCTCCCATGTCGGGACCAACCCAACGGGTGACGGCACCGACGCCCGGGTCGATGGCACGCAAAGAGCATTCACGGAAGCGATGCTCAAAACGGTGATGGCGTCGGTTTACACCAACAGCTCGGAAGACCTCGACGTGCTGATGGTCGGGGCCAGTAACAAGGCGGTGGTCAGCGGCTTCACCGGGAATGCTACAAAAATGGTTGACGTCTCTGAAAAACAAGTAGTAGCAACGGTAGACGTCTACGTCGGAGATTTCCATACGGTTCGGGTTATTCCGAACCGTTTTATGAGAACGCGCGATGCACTCTTGTTGAATTGGAGTTACTGGTCGATTGACTGGCTCCGCCCAATTCGGCAAGTTGAACTCGCGAAAACTGGCGATGCGGAAAAGCGTTTGTTGATTGGTGAATACACCCTTCAGGCTAAGAACGAAGCCAGCGCGGGCCTTGTCGCCGACCTTACGACGCCGTAACTACTCGATAGGCGCACCGCATGTGGCATGGTCTTCCAGCCGCATGCGGTTGCGCTTCTTCGAGTTCTCGGAACGGGTCAGGAATTGCAGATTCCAAGGAACGTGCAGGCCGCTGACCGGATATCTGTCAAAGGTCAGGCCGCGCAACGGCACGATATGATCGACGTGCATATCGTCCGGACGGTCTTTGAATATCGCGTTGAGTTCTTCCCTAACAACCCACGGAGGCATTTGTTCTTCTAGTTTGAGGCGACGCTTTGATGTGTGATATCGAATTGTTTCTAGGTTATTCTCGGCCCATCTGTCGTATGCGGCTTTGCGTTTATCGGGGTTCTTGCCGAACCAATCTCGTGCTAGTTCGTTGTGTTTATCTTTGTTGTTTAGTAACCATTTAAGGTTTGCTGCACGGATTTTATCAGGGTTGCTTTTAGCCCACGCGAGATTAGCCGCCGCTACGGTTTCTTTGTTTTGTTGACGATATAATTTGTTGGCGGCAAGGATTGACTCCTTGTTCTCAGCGTAATTTTGCAATTTGTAGGCATGGATTTTCTCTGCGTTAGCGGCGCGATATGCGCGCTGATACTCGCGAGACTTTGCGGCACGTTCTTCGGGAGATAAGGTGGATTTAGCCATAACCGGCGCTCCTACGCTGGTGGTGGTCAGGAAACGGGTGGCGCTGACACGCTGCCCGTTTCCGCATTATAGCACAGAGAAAGGCTCATGACCGAATACCCGTCTGTGCGCCGGTTTGGCGTTATCGTGGATTGTTACGGAGCCTACACCGTGCCGTGGGATGACGTGCTGGCCACGGCGCCCA